GGCATTTGTCATTGTACATATAAATTTGATCTACGTTGCAAAAGTACATATTATCTTTAAAATAAGTACTACTATTTTTCTCAACTCCTCTTATATCGTAATATCTTCTAAATATATTATGATGCACATATACTATATCACCTATTTTTATTTTAGTTTTAAAAGCTGCAGGTGTTGAAACTACTACAGCTTTTTTACTAACAAATAAGTGTTTTTCAATACTAGTATTTATAATTAGATATTTATCATCTAATTTTTTTACATCCATAGAACAATCATCGGGCATATTAGTATCTTTAATAGTACTTTTAGATATTGGTATAATAGCAGTATCTCTTTTTGATGTTTTTACACCTTTAATTTCTGATAATTCATCTTTCTGCAAATTTACTCCACCAACACTAGATGATGGAGGAGCTGAAGAACTTGTTTTAGAACCTCCACTTTCCTCAAGACCTGAAAGTAAATCATCAATTTCATTATCATCATCACCATCACCACCTGTTGTAATATCTTCTAGTTCATTATTAGATACGACTCTACCATCAACATCAGGTACAAATAATTCAGCA